ATGTTTAGGAAAAAATAAATGTTTATAGAGATACTAGATAGATTAAAAGGGGAGCGTGGACCGTTGCTTCCTAAGAAGAAGCCAGAGAAAGAATTAAAAAAAATAAGAGACGCTAACTTTGAAAAAGCAAAACCTGCATTAGAGAATCCTGATGAGGTTAGAGAGATGTTTAATACAGGTGGCTCTGCTGGATCTACAAGATCATTTGTGCAACGAAATATAGATAAAATTAAAAAAGATTATCTAAAAGGAATGAGTGTACCTCAATTAACAAAAAAATATTTACCAAACATGAAAGGGTTTAGCACAACACTTGAAACAGTTTTAAAAGAAAACGTAACTAAAGAGGAAAAGGCTAAACGTCCTGATATTATAGGTAGAAATAAATTTCAACAAGTAATGAAAGATCCTAAAAAACTTAAAGCCATACTAGAAGATATACCTAAGATGGCTAATAAAGAAGTTTTAGAAAAACACAAAATTAGTAGTGTAACTTTAAACGATATTAAAAATAAGTATAATTTAAAATTTGGTAAGAAACTTAAAAAACCAATAGATCCTAAAGTAACCGACAGACTACAAAAAACTGTAAATGCAATAGAATCAGTAAAATTACCAGAGGGACAAATTGATGGTAATAAACCAATTATAAAACAGTTAGCTACAAAATTAAATAAAACTATCCCTGATTTTTTATCTGACATTTCTAGAATTAAACAAGAACCAGATAGATTTAAAATTTCTAAACAACTTAGAAAAGATTTAGGTAGATTTCCTGATCCTAAATTTTTTAGAGAATCTTTGAAAGCACAGGGTTTTGGAAAAAAAACTATAGATACTGTAACAGCTGTAGAAAAAGCAGCTAAACAAGCTGTATCCTCTGGATCAAATTTAGAACACGCTTTACCTCAAAGTTTAATTAAAGAATTTAAATTACCTAAAAAATATTTATTGACAGCAGAAAGAACATCTAGATTTTTAAATCAATTTAAAAAACAGTTTGATAATCAATTACTAAAAGCGGCGAAAGAATATTCTGCAGGAAACATAAGTTATCCTGATTATAAAAAAGAAGTAGCAAGAATTAGTAAAGCAGTTTCTGATAAAACAGGTGGATATAAAATAGGTTATGTAGATTTTATTGATGGCAAAGCTGTTCCTGTTACACCACAAGAATCTTTGCTAAAAGGAGAAGGTGATTTAGGTAGAAAAACAAAAGGTTTAAAAAATTTTTTTAAAAATGCTGTCTTTCATAATAGACTTTTTGAAAATTATAAATCCAATCCTAAAGATCCTGCGTTTGCAACTTTACGTGATGAAGTGAAAAAGAAACCTGGTCAGTTCATAAAAGAAGTAGATGCAGAAAAAACAGCGAGAGCCATATCTAGTTTTACAAAACCACAACAGTATTTTGATTTTTACAAAAAGAATCCTGATAATATATTTTTCAAAGCTTTGACTAGAGTCGCTACTTTAAGAGGAGGTAAAGCTGCAAAACTATTAGCTGGAGGAGCTAGTTTACCTTTCTTAACTACAGCTCTTGCTGCAGACACAGGAAATAAAATTGATGGTAAAGAGGCAACAAGTATTTTACCAGAAACAGTTGCAGCAGGGACAGGAGCTGCAGCAGTAGGAACTAAAAAAGGAAGACAACTTATTGGTACAGCTCTTAAAGGAGCAGGTAAAGTATTAGCACCTTTAGCTATACCACTTGAAGCAGGATTTATGATTAACGAAATGCAGAAAGGTAAATCAGCTGCAGAAGTTTTGGCAAGTCCATTTATGTTACAAACTGCAGTTCAAGGTATTCAAGATGTTTCAAGAATGACTCCTGTAGAAAGACAAGCTAAAACTAGAGAGTTAATAGAGTCTGATGAATCTGATTTAAGTTCTGATTTTTATACTCCTGATCTACAAGGTATTGAGTCAGTTGATTTAAAAGGAGTTCAAGAACAATTAAATACTTTAAGAGAGTTAAATAGACAAGCAAGAATAGCTTCTGAAGCTCCAGAACTTATAGACTATTATGGAGAAGGTTTAAAAGAAGGTGGTCCTGCAGACCCAAGCAAAAGAAAATTTATGAAATTCTTGGCTGGCATTGCATCAATACCTTTTGTTGGTAAATATTTAAAACTTGCAGAACCAGCAGCAAAAGTAGGAATCATGGCTACAGAAGGAGCTAAACTTGGTGTTGAAAAACTTATGATGTTAGTGAACAAAATTAAAAAACTAGGTACATCTGATAAAACTAGACAAACACAAGATCTACAAGAAGTGACTGTGTACAGAGGAAAAGATGGTAGCGAGTATGAATTAGTAGAAGATCTAGCTACAGGAGATGTTAGAGTTACCAAGGATAAACCAGGTATAGCCATGGGTGGTGATAAATCTTATGACACAATTCAAGATAGATCTACTTTTGAAATTAAAAAAGGTCGAGCAGATGAGACTACAAAAGGCAAGAAACCACCTGATGAATATGATGAAATGCAAGAGGTGCCTAGCAGAGATGGTACTTTTGATGATTTTGATGATGTTAGTGATCAAACTATAAAAGAAATAGATGATGAATTGAACATAAAAAAAGGCTTTTACAAAGGCGGATTAACTGATACAACACCTCCTAAGAGGGGACCAATGAATCAAGGCATTGCAGGAGTGTATCAAAACTTATAGAATATCGTTATGGCTGAAATAGAAAAAGGATTACCAAACGAAGCGGAGTTAAAAGTCGAAGACATTAACACCAACGAAACAGTTCAAATTCCAAACGAACCAGTAGAAGAAAAAGATGTAGAAATAACAGAAACACCAGATGGTGGAGCTGAAATATCTTTTGACCCTAATGCAGTAGTTGGAGAATCAACATCACATTTTCAAAACCTAGCAGATCTTTTAGATGAATCTATTTTATCACCACTTGGTTCTACTCTTGTGGCTGAGTACAAAGATTACAGAGCATCAAGAAAAGACTGGGAGGACACATACAGAAATGGTTTAGATCTTCTTGGTTTTAAATTTGAAAGAAGAACAGAGCCTTTTAGAAATGCTGCAGGTGTAACACATCCACTGTTATCTGAAGCAGTAACACAGTTTCAAGCACAAGCTTACAAAGAATTATTACCAGCAGATGGACCTGTCAGAACTCAAATTTTAGGAGCACAAACTCCACAGAAACAAGATCAATCAACTCGTGTAAAAGATTTTATGAATTACCAAATCATGGACCAGATGAAAGAATATGAGCCGGAGTTTGACCAAATGTTATTTTACCTCCCTCTGAGTGGGTCAACTTTTAAGAAGGTTTACTATGATGAACTTTTGGGTAGGGCGGTCTCTAAATTTATACCTGCCGACGATTTGGTAGTACCCTACTCAGCAACAAGTTTAGATGATGCAGAAGCAGTCGTGCACGTTATCAAAATGTCAGAAAATGATTTACGTAAACAACAAGTAAATGGTTTTTATTCTGATATAGAATTATCACAGCCAGGAATGGAAACAGATGATATTGCAAAAAAAGAACAAGAACTAGAAGGTGTC